ATGATTTGCCATCGCGTGGCTTTGAACTTATTGATTTCGCTGACCAGATCATTGATGGCGGCTTTATGCCATGGCAAAAGTGGTTGGCCGAACATTCGCTGAAGGTAAAGCCAGACGGCCGCTATCTCCATCCCGTAACAGTTGCGACAGTTGCAAGGCAAAATGGAAAATCAACCTACATGATGGCGCGAATTATGATGGGTCTTTTCCATTGGGATGAATCGTTGCAGGTTTCGACAGCTCATCGATTGGTTACATCGCTAGAGCAATTTCGAGCCATTGTGCAGATCATTGAAGAAAATGCCGATTTGGCCAATCAGGTAAAGCGGATCCGCTGGCAACATGGAGCTGAGGAAATCCAGACAATTGCCGGCAATAGATTTATTATCAAGGCGGGAGGATCGGCAGCTCGAGGATTGAGCAAACCTGAAACAATCCACATGGATGAAATCCGAGAGTTGCACGACATGGAGACTTTTGCAGCTATGCGATACACATTGATGGCGGCTAAGAATCCACAGGTAAATTGTTTTAGCTCGGCCGGTGATTCACATTCAATGGTGCTCAATCAGCTACGCGAAAGAGGCATGGCCGCAGCTAGTGGTGCAACCGATGATGTGGGCTATTTTGAATGGTCAGCACCTACAGATGAAATTACATTGGAAAATGCAGCCTTTGCCAATCCGGGCCTTAACATAACAATTCATCCAGATAACATCCGAGCCGTTTTCAATGATCCGCCAGATGTAGTTATGACCGAGGTTTTGAATCGTTGGGTGCAGACAATTTCCAGCGTTGTTGGATCAAAAGAATGGCAAGAATGTGGAGATGAAACCATTGATCTGGATGAGGATAAATTGACATGGATGGCCATTGACATTTCACCGGATCGAAAACACGCGGCATTATGTGCGGCTCAAAAGCTCGGATCAGAATCGTTTATTGTCAAGCTGTTGCACACATGGGAAAACAGCATCCAGCTAGATGATCGGGCAATTGCGAATGATGCAGCTAGTTATTGCCGCAAATACCCAATTGAGTATTTGTTGTACTCAAAACGCACATCCGGCGCGGTTGCAGCGCGTATGCAGCCAGCCGGTATCCCGATCCACGACATGGACGGCGATTACCCGCAAGCCTGTGATGAATTACTAGGTGCTATCAATTCCGGGCGATTAAAGCATCGCAATCAAGCTGCACTTACCGAGCAAATTCTTTCGGCCGTACAATTACGGCGCGGTGATGGCGGTTGGGTCATTGGAAGGCGTGCCAGCCAAACGGCGGTGTGCGCCGCCGTAGCATCAGCATTGGTCACGCACTTTGCGACACGCCCAGAAACGGAAATCGACATTTTAGTGGGTTGATGCTTGACATTTTGAGAAAATAGCACCATGGGATTATTTGACCGCAAACGCACCATTGAAACAGTCGTGCCATTGCGCGGAGCTGATGTAGCTGCACAAATTGGGCCAGCTCCAACGCTTGATGCATTTTTTCCATTTGGCGCAGCTGATTACCTTGCAAGCCGTGAGGAAGCAATGAGTGTGCCGGCAATTGCTCGCGCTAGAAATATGATTTGTAATTCTATTGCCACAATTCCAATGGTCACACGCGACAAAGCGACTGGTCAAATTGTTGATTCACCTGTTGTAATCAACGATCCAGATAAGCGCGTGCCGGGTGCAGCGTCTTGGTGCTGGGCGGCCGAGGATTTATTGTTCACGGGATTTTCGTATTTTCAGTTAATGGACCAATTTGCCGACACCGGACGGGTTCGTCAAATGTGGCGCGTTGCTCCTAATCGTGTCGGTGTGTTTTTGAATTCAATCGGAACGCAAATTGAGTATTACACAGTTGATGGATTGCGCGTGCCCGATTCTGGGCCGGGAAGTTTGATTGTTTTTTACGGAAATGATGAAGGATTGTTAAACAGAGCGGGTCGCACAATTCGCGCAGGTGCAGAGCTTGAAAGAGCAGCTGCAATGTACGCACGCGAACCCGTGCCATCGATGGTGTTGAAATCAAACGGAACAGCGTTGCCAGCCGACCGCATCGCTAAGCTGTTGGATGCATGGGGAGCCGCACGCAGAAATCGTGGCACGGCATTTTTAAACGCCGATGTGGAATTGACTACTGTTGGTTTTACACCGGAACAAATTGGGCTTAACGCTGCACGCGAAATTATTGCAACAGAATTATCAAGAGCCGTGGGAATTCCGGCCTACTTTATTGATGCGCCGACTGGATCATCCATGACTTATGCAAACGCCAGCACGGCGCGTCAAACTTTGTTGGACTTTTCACTCTTGCCGCTGATGAACAGCATTGCCAGCCGCTTATCAATGCCGGACTTTACGCCATCAACACAGCGCGTTGAATTTGATCTCAAGGCGTACTTACGCGGATCAGAAAAAGAGCGTGCCGAGATTTACAAAATTCTATTTGAAATCGGAGCAATTACTACTGAGGAAATTAGACAAATGGAGGAAATGATCTCATGAAGCTAACAACACCAATGCAAATTACGGCAGCTGATTCCGATTCACGGACAATCACCGGTCGCATTGTTGCATTTAACGAACAGGCAAATGCATCGACCGGCAAGGTTGTTTTTGCTCGCGGATCAATTCAGCCAGGTGATGTGTTCTTAAACCTTGAACATGACATTACCCGCAGGATTGGAAAAAGTATTGCCATGAGTGTGAATGACAAAGAAATGACGGCTACATTTAAAATCGCTAACACGACAGCCGGCAATGATGCATTGATTGAAGCCATGGAAGGTTTACGCGATGGCTTCTCAATTGAATTAGCCGTTGATGATTACGAAATGCAAAAGGATGGCACAATGAAAGTCAAGAATGGCCAGCTTGTAGGCGTTGCACTTGTGACCGAACCTGCCGTGCGATCCGCACGCGTTTCGGAAGTAGCAGCATCAGAAAATTCTGAAACTGATGAAGTATCAGATACAACAAACCCAAATGAAGGAGACAAAGTGGACAACACTACCGATACAGTCGCTCCTGCCGTTGAACCGGTAGCAGCTCCAGAAGTCGAATCAGTACAGGCATCATCACGACCAGCCTATTACACAGCACCACGCAGCCCAATTGTGAACAAGGTTTCATACCTTGAGCACTACTTGAAAGCAACAATTTTGCACGATGAGGATTCACGCCAGTATGTAAAGGCCGCTGATAACACCACATCAACAGCTCCCGGCATGATCCCAACACCACAAAGCACACAAATCGTCAATGCGCTGGCAAATGCAGATCGCGGAATGATCGATGCACTTAGCCGTGAATCACTTATTGGCGAAGGCATGACATTTGAAATTCCACGCGTTACAGGCGTGCCAACTGTTGCAAATGTTGCAGAAAATGCAGCTGTAACAGAATCAAACCTAACAGCCACATTTTTGAGCGTACCTGTTCAGTCATTTAAAGGTAGAGCCATCAGTACGGTGGAACTCATCGACAGATCACGGCCGGAGTACCTCACAGCCTTGCTTCAAAACCTTGAGTACGCTTATGCAAAGGTAACTGATGAATTTGCCGTTGGAACAATTGCGGGAGCTGGACAACAGACTGGTGTCAATGCAAACACAGCCGCAGGATTCCTTGGATTTACATCTCAAGCTGCTGGTGCTGTTTATGGATCATCACTCGGATTTGCTCGCAACATCGTTGTGTCACCCGGACAATGGACAAACATCATGGGTTACAACGACAATGGCGCGCCTCTATACAATGCAGCTCAGCCATCAAATGCAGCTGGAAATGTACGCGGAGATTCATTGCGCGGTGTAGTTTCACCGGGCCTCAATCTCTTTGTTTCTCGCTCAATTGGTAACGCTGGCCCAACAACATCAACCGGCGATTTTTCAATGGTTGTTGTTAATCCAGATGCATGGACATGGTACGAGTCACCACGCTTTAACCTACGCACCAACATCAACAGCGATGGAACCATTGACATCCTGTATTACGGCTACGGCGCAATTGCACCAAAGATTCCATTTGGCGCATGCTGGAACCAAAACTAACAATCAATCATCGGTAGCGGTCGCTCCCGAACGCTAACGATACGAAAGGAACCGAGATGCCAGCGATAGTCACAGCCTCACAGCTACGATCAATTCTTGGCGTCTCGGTTTCCTTGTATTCTGACGCGCAATTGGATTCTTTTATAGATTCGGCTGAACAAACGATTTTGCCGCTATTGACTCAATACCAATCATCGGTTGCATTTGCCAATGTGAGTAATTCCGTCATTTATTTCACTACAATCCGGCCAAACTATTTTGTGCCGGGGCAATCCGTTGTCGTAACCGGGGCCGGTATCTACAACGCGACATACACAGTTACCGATGATCGGATTGAGCCATACACATGGACAGCGGCCACAGCCGCGGCTGATCGCACATACCCATTGCCGTTTATTCCTAGCGCATTGGCTACCTTATCCGGTGGATCAGCCGCATCACTTTACGCAAACACGCCGCCGATTGAAAATGCAATCTTGGTTGTTGCCGTTGAGATTTTCCAAAGTATTACAGCTCCCGGCAATCAGATCATGGCAGACAATTTTACGCCATCACCATTTATTCTCGGTCGCAGCTTGAGCAACAGAGTCGTGGGCCTACTGGGGCCATTTTTGGATGTCGAAACGATGTGTCAATGACGATCGAATCGGCAATCCGCACACCATTGCAAACAGCACTTTCAACAATTGCCGCCAATGTGTATAACGGAATACCAGAGACAATGACAAGCCCGAGCATTTGTTTGGTGCCGGGATCGCCGTATCTTGAAAGCCT